CACTATCATGCATCTCTAATCCAGTTACGGTAGGCAATGCAAGATCTACTCTTTCAGCGGTAGTCAGGGCAGAATAAATTTCCCTAGCTTCTACCATTAATTGTTCTTTAGATTTTTGAGGCAAGTCATCTATTACCGCCGTCGCAACGGTGGGAGGTAAATTAAAAAACTCTTCCATTTTTTTGGTCACTTCATTAGTCCCTGGTTTCTGAGAATTTCTTCTTTATATTCTCTTTCTGTTTCATCTGCCATTCGTATAAACGTCCAACCTCTATATTTATTCTTCTTTCCTTTACACAGGGCTGACACATATTCTAATGTAAGATTAAATTTTCTGCATTCATGGAGCAATGGTCCAAATAAAATTTTCTCGTTTTCGGGAGATAAAAGCCAGGCGTAAATTGCTCTGCTATTTTTCTTTATCAAACCTGTCTGGGCTGTAGAAATTTTGATTTTCGATTCACTACTATGATTATTACCAAGCATTCCCGACGATGTTTTTCTTCCCTGTAACTTTTTTCTTCTATTATTGTTTGATTCTTTAGTTTGCTTATATCCCTTACGGGCTTCGGAATTTTTCTTTTTTATCCATCCATACATTTTATTATTCCGTATACCGTTCTTCGACATGCATAAGGCACTTAATGCATATACGAGTCTTTTATTTTCTGGATAAATTTTTACAAGAAGTTGATGTGCAACAAAATGTTCTTCAGCAGTTAAATAAACTAAATTTTCAGAAGAATTATTATCACCTAGGCATTTAGGAATAATATGATGTCTTTCTTTATATCCATCTAAATTTCTATCCACAGCACGGGATATTAATAATTTATAATGTTTATGATAATTCATACAAGTCAACGCTAAAGGTCATACTATATTTATCCTTTACCACGAGGATTGTTGAATATATTCTGTTCGTTCATTACACGAAAAGACATATTGTGCGATTTCGCAAACGCTTGTGCTGCCTGCCATTTGAAAGTATTCAATGCGACTGCTGCCTTAGCCCTTTGACTTTTTGCCTGTTCAAGGAACGTCTCTTTGGCTGGCTTTACCTCAATAATCTCTGCCTTTTGATTACCTTTAGCGTCTACATAAGTTACAACAAAATCCGGCACGTACACAGTATATTTACCAGTAAATGGATTCTTATACGGTATCTTTATGGATTCGCTAGCCCAACTGGTTATGCTAGGATTAGCATCAAACATAACCATGACTTTATGTTCCCAGGATGATCTAAAAACGATAGGATACACACCTACATATTTTTCGGGATGGGCTGGTTTATATGTGCCCTGAACATATGATCTACTCATATTATGCCAATGGATCTATGATGACTAGTTGTGGTCGAGTTCCTGTTATACGCCACATTATATTTCCTGAATGAATATCTGCAGTAAAGCCTCCAGTTTCGCCAATTTTTATAATAAATTCGACTGCTTCCTTTAGATTTGGATCTCTTATGTTATGGATAGCCCTATTCTGGATTGCTTTTTCAATCTCAGCTCTTATTTCTTCGGCGAAAAAATCACCATCTATTATTCCTTGTGATATTTTTAGTTTCTCATTAAACATATAATTATATAAGGATACCATTAATTCATGATTGTATATAATTTTTTCAGTGTTGAAGTTAATTAATTTTTCCATATTTATTCGATAATTGATATTATCTTGCTCATTTTTAAATATTTTTAAATCATGTATTCTTGGAAAATATGGGTTATTAGAATTACTGTCATGGATTGCTTTTATATAGGAAAGATAAGCATCACCACTTATATCCTTGGCATCTGTGATGTCTCCTCTATCAGACAATTTTCCACCCTGGCCAACTTTTGTAACTTGATTTAATCTTTTGTTGGAACCGACACTATATACATCGGCAAAAGAACCTGAATCTGAATCTGAATCTGATCGGTTCTTAATAGATTTTATCTTATTAAAGTAGGATCTTCTATTCTGATTAGAATTAACAGGATTAAAATTAATTAATTCATATAATTTCATGATCTTATTTGACGTGCTTGTAAGCTATACCTATTATCAGTTGAGGTTACTGTCCCGACCTGATTTCCCGGATCTCTAAGATTGTTTAATGCTCTATAAGAATTAGGAGCAAACATAAGTTTTCCATCTGCTGATACCTGCTCTAACATCGCCTGGGGTGTAATTCCCAATTGTGCTGCCATATCTATTGCCAGCCCGGTCATTGTATCAGCGTAAAGTGGTCCTACTCCCCTAGAGAGGAAATAACATTTTGTTGAATCATATGTATTACCGGAATAGTTTCCAACAACACCACCTCCGAGATCAGATTGTAATAGTGATCCAGCACTAGGAAATACAGGTGTACCCGATGCGTATTTGAAGGTATTTGTGGGAACACCATTGATGATCTTAACAGTCCTCTGCGCACCCAGCTGGGTAAGCATCTGTGAACTAAAACGACCAATACTGGCTATATTTGAATTAGCCACCTGGGTTGCCCCCGGTTCGATTTACATCCTTGTACGAAGTTGAATTACGAGTAGCTGATGAAGCAAATGGTCTTGTTACAATTTTAGCTACAGAAGTTGGATTATAGGGCGTAGGAGAAATTTGTGCAAGTCCATCTAATGCGCTTGCACTAACTCTTCTTACTATCTTATCAGATGCGAATGCACCTGTTACCGCACCAATACTTGATTGTACATTTTTACCAAGCCTCTGCAGGATTGGATTGTCAGATTGCAGGAGTGGATTGTTAGATTCAATAAAATCAAGTAATGTAGCATTAAATGCTAATGCCGGGAGTTCAAGAAATTCACCATGTTCAAATTGCTCAATTGTTGATGTATTATTTTCCTCACTGCCGGCCAACTTCAAATTCTGGATTGTGTAATATGCATACTCATATTCAAATGTAAATGTTAATTCTAAAGTTTTTCCATTTTCTGCATAACTTAGAACATCGTGTGTAAAAGCTGCGACACGCGGATTAACAAGTGTCACCTGATTGAATCTTCCGCCGTGTACCTGGTAGATATCAATTGTCTGTATTAAATTTCTTATATTCTGTACCGTAGGTAAATTAAAACCAAAGGCATGATTGTTAAGTGTATCCGCTACTATATTTTCAGTATCTTGCTTACTACCTACCTGATTTGTTGGACTCTTTGTACCGGTTTGTCCTGTGAATATATTTTTGATACTAGCAGGAAGTCCAGCAAGATTAGGATTAAAAGATGGAGTAATATTCTTTAAGAATTGTTCTGTCGTTACTGGGCTGGCATTACCTGTAGGTTGGCGTACTTCGTTCTTACCCGGCTCGTTGCCATCGCCGAAGTAGTATCTGTAATACATTTCCCAAAACTTTAAGGTTTTCCCATCAGCAACATCGTGAAATACAACTTTAACTGGTTCAAAACCAATCTTTGTCTGGCTTAGACGTTTTCTATTATACTGATTGAGCGGAGTTGTCTCAATCTTAAATGATGGCATCTCAATTGTCTTAACTAATGGCTGAACTTGCGCCCAGGCGGGATTATTGAAATATTGCTGAATATAGGTCCCAGCAGTTCCTACCTGATTTAGTTTAATGTCAATGTAGTATTCAAACGGAAGACGTGGCTGATTTCTGTATAATGCTTGCGCGTCTTGATTGAAATTATAAGTGGCGTGACGAGAGTTCTTCTGATAGAAGAACCCGGCACCAGTTAATGATGTAAACAGACTTGAAAAGCTAGGCACTAGCCACCTCCAAAAATTTTGGATTAACCAGTAGTAGTTCCACCGGTTGGGCTGGCGATGTTTGGATATGGATTTCCGCCAACGGTTGTTCCGTCGTTTGTATTTGGACCTGCCACTTGTGTTGCATTGTCGAAACGAACTGACATGGTTACTATTTGTGCGTCATTACTTGCATAGTCACCCTGGTCATATTGAGCACTTTCGAGCCAGCATCCGTCGAGTACCCACGACTCTAACTGATCATTGTTTGTGCCATCTAGAGAATGAATTTCCATAGTAAACTTATAATTAATACCTGCTACAGCACTTGTCTGTTCAAAGTGATTCATTTGTTTCTGGACTTGCGCACCAACTGCCGAAACTACACCATTGGTAATATCATCGCGTAATACAACCTCAATTGCGTCAAATGCTGCTCTCTTACCAGCAATTAATGAAACAGAATTATACGAATGTACTTCAATCATGCCAAATGTAGCTTTCGGACGTGTACAAGAAACCACATTCTGTGTCAATTCACGCAGGCCGTTATTCTCACCGAAGTTTTGCCAGATGACTCTGAAACGATACTTTTGCTTTGGCTGTAGAATGCCAAGCTTATTTCCATCTAATGGAATACCAAATTTTGCTAAATTTGCCATCTTAATCTCCTGCTATAAAAGCTAATACTATTTATCAATTTTCAGAAATTTTTTTACCAGGGATAATTCCTGCAAATTCAGTAATTACATATGATTCGCCTATATCCCGGTTACATTCATACGGTAAAATACCAAACCCGTGATCTCCCCATGTTAAACCAAAGGAATTTGCTATGATCCATGATCCACCAAGAATAGTATCATCAAATCCTATAATTGTTACAGCATGATCTCTATATTTTCTGTTATCAGTTGTATTTATTGGTTTATAGGTCTGTTCCGAAAGTGATCCTTTTAATTTCCAGAGCATTCTGCCCATATGCAAACCTATAATAATGGGAATCTCCTGATTAAGATAATCCTTAAATAAATCTACGTTGGCCCATTTATATGATCCTAGTTTATATTGAGATGCTTCAGTAATTGCTTCTGAATTAGGTACTGTATTTACACGATTTATATGGAAGGGCCACGTCTTGTCTGTGGCGACGCCATATTGTTGCATGGCGGTGAGCGCATCTGCTAATTCTACACCATTGTGTCCTACCCTACCCTGTAATTTTCTAGACATATAATACACATAGAGTCTAGAAAATCTCTCTGCCCTTCCTACTGATGACATAATCATCTCTGCTGCCAAGAGACTAGCGGATGCTGTACAACACCCTATATTCTGTTGTGAAGGTAAATGTGAAATATATTGTTCCAGGCTAAAAGATGACATTAGAAAAGAAACAAGTATATAGGTTGATTACTTATTAAGTGTCTTTAAAAACATTTTATATTTTTTTGCCATTCCCGGATCGGATGCAATTGCTTTCTCGGCTTCCGGGAATCTGCCTTTGATTACATATCTGGCGTAGTTATATGCAACATCCGGGTTAGATGCAATTGCTTTCTCGGCTTCCGGGAATCTGCCTTTGATTACATATCTGGCGTAGTTATATGCTGCAGACGGGTTAGATGCAATTGCTTTCTCAGCTTCGGGCCATCTGCCGTTGATTACATCTTTGGCGTAGAAATATGCATACTGCGGATTAGATGCAATTGCTTTCTCAGCTTCTGGCCATCTGCCTTTGATTACATCTTTGGCGTAGAAATATGCATACTGCGGATTAGATGCAATTGCTTTCTCGGCTTCCGGGAATCTGCCTTTGATTACATATCTGGCGTAGTTATATGCAACATCCGGGTTAGATGCAATTGCTTTCTCGGCTTCCGGGAATCTGCCTTTGATTACATATCTGGCGTAGTTATATGCTGCAGACGGGTTAGATGCAATTGCTTTCTCGGCTTCCGGCCATCTGCCTTTGATTACATAGCAGGCGTAGTTAAATGCTGTAGACGGGTTAGATGCAATTGCTTTCTCAGCTTCGGGCCATCTGCCGTTGATTACATCTTTGGCGTAGAAATATGCATACTGCGGATTAGATGCAATTGCTTTCTCAGCTTCTGGCCATCTGCCTTTGATTACATCTTTGGCGTAGTTAAATGTTGTAGACGGATCAGATACAATTGCCTTCTCGGCTTCCGGCCATCTACCTTTGATTACATAGCGGGCGTAGTTATATGCAACATCCGGGTTAGATGCAATTGCCTTCTCGGCTTCCGGCCATCTACCTTTGATTACATCCAAGGCGTAGTTAAATGCTGTAAACGGATCAGATACAATTGCTTTCTCAGCTTCCGGGAATCTGCCTTTGATTACATATCTGGCGTAGTTATATGCTGCAGACGGGTTAGATGCAATTGCTGCTTCGGCTTTCTTAAATAATTTAGAAAGAACTGGATGCTTGGTTCTGAAATAAG